CCACGGATTCTTTGCGGTTATCCACTTTACCGAGCAGAAAAGCGTAAGCGATGTAGGCCGGGACGAAATCGGGATTCGCGCGCAGCAGGACGTCGTACTCGTTGCAAACTTGCTGGAGCTGCGAACGCAGGTTGTCCTCGTCAAAATTTTCTCCGGCTTTTTCGGCTTGGGTAAATTGGCTCTCAACTGTAGCCAGACCGGTTTTAACCGCCCCCAAACCGTTGACTGTAATTTCGCCAAGTAATTTAAAAATCGTATCGCTCATGATTTTCGCATTGCCATTCTGGTTATTCTTTCGGCGATCGCAATATTTTTCTCGGCCAGTTTTTTCAACTCTTCGCGGCTCATGGCCGGTTCTTTTTCTGTCAAACCGTAATAATCCATGAAATTTTCAAAATTCTTGTCTCCGCCTGCGCCCTGCAACCATGCGGTAAAAGCGGCGGCTGTCATTGTTTCCCGTGTTCGGAGCGCGTTTTCTTTGTCAATCTGCCCTGCATAAAACTCTACGTCTACATATTCCAGTTCGTCAAAATCTCGTTCCGACACGCGCAGAAAAAATCTTACTCCATTTTCTCGGTCGAGACTGTCGTCACGGACTTTCTTATCTTGTTGTATATCTGCAAGGCACGCGTAAAAAAACTGTTGGCCTCCTCCGCGTTGACAAGTTGGTCTATGATTACCATTTCAACGTCAAAGGGCATTTCGTCAAACTCCTCTGGTGTTTTGCCGACTAAATCGGCAAACCACGCGGCAACATCGTCTTCCAGAAATTCAAGCGCCGTCTTTACAAGATCAATACCGATTTTTGCAAAAACTTTTCCGGCATCGGCAGAATCTGCGGCCGCGTTTTCGTCCGCCTTATCCGATTTTTTTTCCGACGAAATAATATTGAGAATTCCATTCGACCCGATTTTATCGGCCAGCTTGCGCAACATGGCCGCGACTGTTTTTCGGTCTTTGCGCTTAAGAGTACGGATTTTGATTTCGTCGCTCATTTGTTTTCTCCCTTTTGTGTGCAGAAATTGTATGAAATGCGCCCCTGACGGCGCATTTACATTATGTCAAATCAGGCTATTACCGGATAATATACAGCCCACGGCTCCGTATCGAGATCGTCCGCAGCAAAATGAGCTGTAAATGTCAATTTCAAAACCGATTCTTCTTTGTCTTTGGCCTCCAACTCAAAGTTCCCATCCTGAAGGACATCAAACAAATGCACTTCAACCGGGGAACTCGAGCCGGAAACCTCGCCCACAAGGGCGATGGACGCGCTATAGTTAGCCGCTGCCAGAGCCAGAGAGCGACGCAGCGCATGATACAGCGCGGTTCCAGTCGATGGTGCGGCTGTCGATGCTGCCCCCGGTATGGCCAGCAAAAACGCCGCAATGCTCTGCCCAATTAGATTTGTTTCGAGCTTTGCGCCGCTTTTGGTTATGCGCCTGCCGCCCTTTACCGGGCCGCGCGCTCCATCAAATTCCAGCGTCCGATATTCCGACTCAATTGTAAATTTAGATCCGCCCTTTGTTGCGCCCAGTAATGTTCCGGGTGTGGTCACGGTTCCGGTAGTCTCGTCAAAAACCCGTCCAACATACACTGCCCCTGAATCGATTATCAGGTTTTTCAGCGTGTCTTCTGTAAATCCATAATGTCTGGCCATAAAAATCCCCTTTCGATTTGTAAAGTTTTATATTATACTCTCAACAAATGCCTTGCGCCCTGCGCGGGCGGAAAAAGATATGCTATACGGCACTGCTCGTGGATCCGCCTCGTTGATAGGAGCGCCACTGTCGGCAAACAACCTGATGTTACTGTATCGCTCATGATCCAGTTCAGCCCCGTCGAGTAAATGCTCTATGCGCTGTACGGCCTTCCGTGGATCGGCCCACGAAACGCCGTAATTATAATAATCAATAACAACACTGAATTTCTGAATTATTGTATCGTCAACGCCAGTCATTTTTATCATACATACTATATACGGAAGCTCCGCAGCATCCGGAGCAAACTCGGAAAATATTGCGGGAAGCGCCTCAAACGTGCTTACATATCCTGCCAGCTCGGTATCGGCCTGTAAAGTTGATATTAAAATTGATTCAAACATTATAGCCACTTCTCCGATAAAACCTTTTCGACATTTTCGCGCTCTTCCTCGCATGTTGACAAGAAGAATGGTCTTGGCTCAACCTTGCCAACATTTTTTACCACGCCTTTTTTTCCCATGTAATTTTGTACTACCCTGTCCCTGGTTCCAAACTCCATAAGATGTGCGGCCTGGGCGGGTGGGCCAAATCCGATCAGGCGATTATCAGTTCCTCGGCGCACAAATTTTGTGCCCTTAATAAGATTCCCGCTTTTTTTCGCCGGTGGTTCTCCGGGTTTCGATGTTCCTGTTTTATTAAGTTTTGCCTTTATTTTTTTAACAAGGTATTGCGACGCGTTGTCAAGGGCTCTGCCTTGGGATTTTTCAAGCTTATCTATAATTGCATTACCATACCAAGGGCTCATACAACTTCCTTACAAACCAAAAATTTTTCAATCCCGCGTTCTTGAATATTTTCTACTGTCAATATCTCAAAAAAACGAGCTCTGAATTTTATCCGGTTTTTTTCGGTGATGACAAGGTCTCCGCGAATCTTGACATAGTGTGTTGCCTCAACATTGAGGCTTTTATATTTAAATTGCTGCTCCGCCTTAATCGGATATATGGCGGCTGAAATTGTGCTGCTGTCCGTCCATGTATCTGTAAAGCCGCCCTCACCGTCCGATGTTTGGGTTATGGTTTGGATTATTATGTAGTGCCTCGCCTCGGACGCGAGAGATTTTTTGCCTTCACGGTTCATTGATAAACTCGCCTTGACAATAGATCATAAAATTGCTTCGGAAATTCCCCCTCTGCGGCCCTGTTGTCATCGCGCCATGTGCAATAAAGCATTATTGCCTCTTTTACAGATCCCGGAACCGACGTTGCTGTCGTTCCATATCCGGCATAATACCGTATTTTCAATGCGTCAATGGGACGAAGGGTTGTGTCGGGCCATGACACAAGATATGCAAGGGTAACCCGTCCTGGTTCGCTTCCAATATCAATTAAATAATTATCGTTTGTATCGGCATCGGCTATGCCATCATTTATGCCCGTTATTGCATTATCCCCATCGTAATATAGGATCGATTCATTGTTTTGATAATCATAGGATTTTATAAACTTTACTTGTACAAGAGGAGCGCGCGGAATTGGTATCGGAACGTCCGGAAAACAGTCAAAACCTATCTCCAGCTCCTGCATTATATAGGCTCTGTTCTGATATTCCTCAGCCCGTTGACGCGCCGATGTAATCCACCCTGACAAAATGGAGTCCTGGACAGAATAGTCAATGCGGGCGTGCAACTTGACTTCGGCAACCGTAACCGGTTCAATGGCCGGAGCGGTAATAATCCGAAGCGAGTGCCTGTTTTTTTTGATTTTATCTTCGCACATCCCTATATTCTCCGGGTTCCCGCCGCGCGGTTTGATATTTTTTGTCAACTGGTTTTTCGGAAGGCAGGATTCTCGCGCGTTCAGGAGCCTTGCGAAAACCCTGCTGTTTTTCCTGCGCCATTATATTGACGCGGCTACATTCTGATCGGGTGTATATCTGGCTTCGCCGCGAGCCAGAACTGCGCCTGTCACTATAGTTGCGTCGGTTGTCAATTTCAGCGCGACATGAGTAAAATCATTGTTAACGTCCAGGTCTGACGCTTCCAGCTCGACAAACGCGTCGGCTTCAACAGTTGCGGCCACGGCTATAGTCGCAACACCAACAACAGTGATAGAGGCGTCGCCCGGCTCGTCCGCTGTTAATGTAACTACGCCCAGGGCGGAGGTTGCCTTTAATCCGGGAACCCCATACGTTGTATCATTTATACATGTTGTCAAGGCCGCTGCGTCCGCAGTATCGTCGCCGGATATTGCAAACTCCCTATTCGCCGGCGTGGTAGTGGACGCGTGCGCTGTAAATGTCAGACCATTTATTACAATAGCCGAGCCCGCCGTGCATGTGGCAAGCGTCACCGTGGCCTTTTTAATCTTTGTGTTGGCAGTAAGCGTCACGGTTTTGCCTGTAACAACCTTGCTTGACGTTCCAGCGGCATCAATTGCTTGGTATACCTGTGCAACGATCGTTTTGCCAACAGCCATTGCGGCAGCTATAATGACAAACATGGCCCGGCGGAAATTTGCCAGACTAAAATACTGGCCTGTAACGTTTGTTGTTGCAAGGCTGGCCGGAGCTACGGCCACGTCAATTTTTACATCTTCGGAAATTTTATTCATTGAGATTTCTCCTTATTTAAGAATCCGCGGCTGGATTTTCAGCCGCGTCGTTGATTGTATACTGATTGTCAATATAGTCGTTGTTTACAGACTACTTCAAAACTACAAACGGCGAAACGGTTGCACTGCTGCCACGCATTTTGATCGGTGTGGTCAACATGGGCTGACCGTCGACGTTCCAGAATGCGTATACGCGCGTCAATCCGTTGACTTTTTGAGTATACGGATCAAGGAAAATAGCCAGGCTTGCGCCATCCTTGATATAGTAATACTGTAAATCAACGAGCATGAGATCGCCTTCACTTCCAAGAGCGGGCGACATGTCGTCGATCAGTAGCGGAAATCCACACAGTGTTCCACCAGGGCCAACCGCAGCATTGGGCATCCACATTGCATGGCCGGAGGTGTCCTCCAGGCCCATAATTTGCGGCAGACACGTTTGGTTGACAATAAACACCGGAGAGCCTCCGAACAAAAACGCTCCCATTATGTTTTTTATGTCGGGCCACTTAACTGTGTTGGCCGTGCCGCGGGTGACTGTTTTTGTTGACGAATGACCAATAATTCCGAGGGGTTTGGAAACGCCGTCTCCGGATTGAAAAGCATCCTCTTCCGCAGCCGTTGTTGCGCCTCTCAACAGGTTTTGTATAAGCTCTCCTGCAGCCGCCGAGTTTCTGAGCATCTTGTCAGAAATGTCAATATACGCACTTATTTCTTCCGGCTCAAGTTTTATGTTTTTTAGCGTCGGACCTCCGCCGTCTACCCGCGTTCCGGTTTCACCCGTCCACTTGACACTGACTCCGGAATAAAACCCTTTTTCTCCCGATTGGTCAAGAGAAATCATATTGTATGCGGCATCTGGAGCGTCTCCGGCGGGAATAACTACGGAGCGCGGACGGAATATTGCCG